AGCCGATATTAAGCTTGATCCATATACTAAAGCTCCAATTAGGCAAACCAGTGCTACAGGTGGCAACGCACTACTTCACTTCGCCAATTGGATTATTGAATTTGAGCCCAGGTTTACAAAGGATATTATACTTCAGAACCCATCAGTTAAAAAAATGGATATGCAAAAAAACCCTCCAGTAGGTCACTTTGCTAATGTTACAGTCAAAAAATCTCCTAATGAAAAAACTAACTCAAGAATAACCTATCCCGTTAGGTATGGCAGGAAAGACGGAACATCTATCTGGATTGAAAAAGAAATAGTGGATCTGCTTTTTGCTTGGGAGTTTCTTTCCAAAAAAGGTTCCTGGATTAATGTCACAGATGACTTTGCAGATCTACTTGCTGATAATAGCTTTGATTTCCCCTCTAAGCTTCAAGGTGAACACAAGGTGTTCCAAGCTCTAGAAGAAAACCCCAAACTCTCAAGTTACTTGGTTGAGTATTTTAAAAAAGCGATCAATGAATTCTCATGAAATTTTACGACTGTGTCGGCAAACAGAGAAATCTAAAATCTGCTAAGAAATATTTAATTAATTGGGAAGGTAAAAGCAGAAGTAAATTTCAGAATAATGTGAAAAACTTCTTAAAAAGCTATTGGGTTCACGATATTGTATTCGAAGAGTTTCGTATTGTAGGAACAAGATTATCACTTGATTTTTATAATGCCAATAAAAAAATAGCTGTAGAAGTTCAAGGAGACCAACACGTTAAATACGTGAAACACTTCCACAAAAATAGACTTAAATACTTAGATCAGTTAAAAAGAGACCAAAAGAAGCTTGACTTTTGTAACTTTAATGGTATAAAGTTGGTAGAGATTTACTCCAAAGACAAAATAACGGCATCTCTTTTTGGAGACCAAGATGTAATTTTATGAAAGAAGAAGATATAGAATTCTCCATTCCAGAGAACTTCCTAAAACAAATATATGAGTTTAGTGGTGGCGCTGAAAATTATAAAGGCATGATACTAATAATGTGCAACGAAAAAGGAGAACCAAACATATACACCCAGTATGATTCCTCTGTTGTGGAGCTTGGATTAAAGTCTGCGCTTAGAAACTTCCTATTGAATAAAGTAGAACTACAAGAAAAATAAATGATTTATAACCTAGAACTTGAGAAACAATTATTAGCAGCCCTTATTAAGGAGCCAGATTTATTTTCTGAAATAGCTAGTTTTATAGATCATGATGATTTTTATTCTGAAGAATCAAATCTTCACAAGACAATCTTCACTATAATTAAGCAGTCTATTCAGTCTGGAGAAGATATTGACGAAGTCATCATTGCGCAAAGGATTTCTAGCATAGGGTTATCCTTTGAGGATAATCTTAACCCTGCAGATTATATAAAATCCCTTGCACTCAGAAAGGTTCCCAAGGGAAACTTAATCAAGACTGCGAAAGAGCTTAAGAAAGTCTCTGTCCGTAGAGGTATATATAAAGCAGCCCAAGAGATGGCTGGCAAAATGAAGAGTGTAACTCCAGAGACTCCTTACCATGAAATTATTGAGAAGGCGGACAACATCTACAACTCGAAAATAAACTTATATGAAATCGGTGAAGATTCGCCTGTAAACATATACGAAGAGATGGAAGGCATCATTGAGGATAGGGGCAACAACCCAATCAAGGAGTTTGGGATGATGGGTCCTCATAAAAAAATAAACGAAATGTATGGCTCGATTTTACGACCTGGCAACATTACTGTTGTTGTTGCTAGATCTGGTGTTGGTAAAACTCAATTTTGTATGCATTACGCAACACAGGTTAGTGCCAAATATGATGTGCCTGTTTTACACTTTGACAATGGCGAGATGAGCAAGGAGGAATTGATCATGCGTCAGTGTGCTTCTATTTCTGGCGTTCCCTCTCACTTATTGGAGAGTGGCGAATGGAGGCAAGCGGGTGAAGATGTAGTTAACAAAGTCAGATCTACTTGGGATAAAGTTAAAAACTTAAAATTTTATTACTATAACGTTGGCGGTATGGATGTTGATTCCATGGTTAGCACATTGAAAAGATTTTATTATGCCAAGGTAGGTAGAGGGAATCCAATGATACTTTCTTTTGACTACATCAAAACTTCAAATGAATCATCTGGTAACAAAAATGAGTGGCAGATTGTTGGCGAGATGGTAGACAAGTTTAAGAAATGTGTCCAAAAAGAAATTCTTCACGACGGCCTACCTATTATCTCCATGATCACCTCTGTTCAATCTAATAGATATGGAATAACCAATAACAGAAACGCTCAAAACATTGTGGACGATGAAAGCATTGTTTCTCTTTCTGATAGGATCATTCAATTCTGTTCTCACATGTTTATTCTTAGAAATAAAACCGCAGATGAGATTGAAGTCGAAGGTGGGGGTTTTGGTACGCATAAATTTATAAACATAAAATCTAGGCATCTAGGTAAAGATATCGCTGGAGCATTAGAGCCTGTTCAAATAGGAGACGCTCTTAGAAAGAACCTTGTGAATTTAGAGTTTAAAAACTTTAACATAACTGAGCGTGGAGATTTGAGGGATGTAGCTAGATCTCTTGATGGTGGTGCTGACATAGAACTTTCTGACTCCGACTCTCTACCAAACTTCGACAATGTCTGATATGTATAAAGAAATACTTCAAGAACTTGGCTATAATCTTGTTGATTGCGGAGATCATTGGAGGTCTAGCGCTGTCTACAGGGGTGGTGATAACCAAACTGCTTTACAAATATACAAAAACACTGGTGTATGGACTGACTACATAAAGAGCGATGGTTATAGACCCCTAAAGCACCTCATACAGCTTACATTAAAGGGTCAACCAGACAGGGTTAAAAACATTCTAAAATCTCTAGATGAAAAACCAGATACTTTAACAGAATATAAAACAAAATCTTTAATACAAATGGAAAAAACTTACGACAACAGCATACTTGATAAATTATTTCCTAACTATAATTTTTATAATAACAGAAAGATTTCAGAACAAACGCAAAATTTCTTTAAGGTTGGGTTGGCTGGTTCTGGTAATATGTACCGCAGAATGGTTTTCCCCATATACAATGAACATAGTCAAATTGTTGGTTTCTCAGGAAGAAGGGTAGATGATAATGATTATGCAAAATGGAAACATATAGGTAAAAAAAATAATTGGGTTTACCCAGCTTATATACCAAGCGATAACAACATCGACTCCATCATCACTGATAAGAAAGAAGTATTTCTTGTCGAAAGTATAGGTGATGCAATGGCCCTTTATGACCAAGGTATTAAAAATGTATTGGTTATTTTTGGCTTATCGGTAAGTGCCTCTATAATAACCTACCTAACAGGTAAGAGTTTGGATAACATCTATATAGCTGGAAACAATGATTTCAACTCTCAAGATAACAGAGGTTTAAAAGCATCAATAAAAAATTACTTAAAGCTATCTTCTTATTTTGACCTAGAAACCATCTGCGTTAAAAATCCTCCCACGGGTTATAATGATTTGGGTGACGCCCATGAATCAGGAGAAGACCTAAAGTCTTGGTCTGTTCAAAATTTAGACAGAACCAAACAGAAAAAATTTATATCTGAATTTGTATCTAAAAACAAAGATGGATTTTCGAAGGCATTTTTAAAAAAAGCAAAACAACTAAATGAGTGAACCAATAACAACATTATCCGCAAGTAGAATCAAAACTGCAGAAAGCTGTTCTTGGCTCTACTGGTGCAAGTATAAATTAAAGCTCCCAGATCGCAGCAATGATGGAGCAAGGCGAGGTTCTATATGCCATTTAATCTTCGAAGTTCTAGGAGAAAAAAGACGCAAGCATTATTTCGATGAGATAATCAGGACCCTTGATGTATTTAGTGTTCCTTCTATTAAAAGGTTAATCATGAAACACGCTATTAGGGAGGGCATTGATGACGAAACCAACGTTCAGATGATGAAGGAGATGACTCTTAATGGTTTGATGTATGATTTCTTTGGTAACACAGATCAAGAACCCACCGAAGAACATTCCGAGAAAGATTTTCATATTGTTGTTAATGATGGTGTTGTAAAATATAAAATAAGAGGATTTATAGACAAATTGTTTTTATATAAAGATAAAAAATATGCTTTAATTAGAGACTTTAAAACCAGTAAAGAAACATTTAAAGGTAAAGATGCGGAAGATAACATGCAGGACTTGATGTATAGTCTTGCGGTTAAGCACTTGTTCCCAGAATACGAAACAAAACAAAGTGAGTTTTTGTTTCTGAAGTTCGACTTAATACCAGACATTAAGAAAAGCGGCATTGTGAGAATGGAACCTCTGGACGAGCATGACCTTCATGGCTTTGAACATCACCTCACAGAAATACAACAGTATTTAGATAATTTCACAGAAGAGTCTGCTACTAAAAACATGGCAGCATACAAAGGTTTCCCTAGTGATGGTTCGTTCAGTTGTAAGCTTCTTTGTGGTTTTGCTAAAGAGAAGGGCCAACTAAAAAAAGACGGGACACCTATGTGGCATTGCGGGATGAAATTTGATTTCTTTTATTATGACATTAAAGATTCTGAAGGCAATTTTTATAAATCTTGTTTTGATGATGAATTCTCTGAGGACATGGTTCCAGAGGGAGGCTCTTATGAAATTAAACACTACCCAGGATGCCCCGCTCATAGATAATACTTATGATTTAGTCTTGACGTAGACTATTTATTTGGTATGATTGTGGTGTGATAAAACCTATTTTTAAATCGACCTACTCAGTAGGCAAAAGCATACTGACTATCGATGATATAGTTCAGATATGCAAAGATAAAGACTTAAAGGGTCTTACTTTGGTAGAGGACAATCTAACAAGCTTCATGAAAGTTTTTCATGCTTGCTCTAAAAACGACATTGACTTGACTTATGGGTTAAGAATCACAATGTGCAACTCCATGGAGAGTAAGGATTCAGATCACAAGTGTGTTATTTTTGCTCTTGATGATCATGGTTGCAAACTCATGAATAAAATTTATTCTAAGGCATTTGTTGACAATGATGGCAGGATAACATATGAAGAACTTAAGTCTCTTTGGGATAAGGACTCCCTTTCTTTTGTTGTCCCGTTTTATGACAGCTTTATACATCAAAACAATCTTTTCCTAAAAAACTGCATACCAGAGATGAAGGATTTAAATCCAAGGTTCTGGATAGAGAAGAACAATCTTCCATATGATAAACTTATTGAGCAAAAAGTGATAGAGTTTACTAATGGTAATTACCCTGTAAGTTTTGTAAAGTCTATATATTACAAAAACAAAGAAGATGTAGAGGCTCTTCAAACCTACAAAATACTTTGCAACAGAACCTTCGGGAGGCAAGCAACACTGTCGTGCCCTAATTTAAATCACTTCTCTAGTGATGAGTTTTGTTTTGAATCCTACCTAGAAAATACTAAGTAATGAATAACGATTTATTAAGATACAACAGAAAACAAAAATACATAATTTTTGATACTGAGACTGAGGGTTTAAACTTGGTGAAATCAAAACCTTGGCAAGCAGCCTGGATTGTTGCTGAAGGCAACAAGATAATCAAAAAATACGACAAGCTCATTAAGTGGGACGATCTAAATGTGTCCAAAGATGCGGCAAGGATTACGGGGTTTAGTCAATCCCACTATGAGAAGAATGCAGAAGACCCCAAGAAAGTTTGGGATGAGTTTTCAAAATATTTATATGATGATTCTTACAAAATCGTTGGTCAAAACCTTCTGGGCTTTGATGTATACATGATCGATGTATGGAGGAAGCTTATTGGGGAGCCTTTGTCGCAGGATTATATAAACAGAATCATTGATACAAAAGCTATAGCAACAGCGATAGTTAAAGAGTCTCCTGTTGATAAAAAAGATTTTATATACTGGCAGTACAGGTGGTTAAACCACAGGGAAAGAGGGTTAAAAACATCTCAACTAACCTTGCTTAAAAAATACGAGATTGACTTTGATCCCAAAAGGTTGCATGATGCTCTTTATGATATCGAAATGAACTTTGAGATATTTCACAAACAACTTTACGACATTGAACTATGAGATATAAAAACCCATTTCCAGTAGGCGTTAAGTTGCCAGAGATTAGTGTTCCAGATGACACTTTAGAGTCACTTGGCTTAAAGCATGGCAGTTCCAGCCTAGAAATCTTGAAGCAGCTTTGCAGAAAAGGCCTTAGAGATAAGCTTCTTATCGAAGCTGACAACAGAAAAGATTATTATGATCGAGTCCAGATGGAAATCGACATTTTACATGACCTTGGGTTTGTAGATTACATCCTACTTAACTGGGACATCATGGACTACTGCAAAAGAAGCGGCATCCCAACTGGTGCTGGCAGGGGAAGTGCGGCTGGAAGCTTAGTTCTTTTTCTTCTTGGTGTAACAAACATAGACCCAATTAAATATGAATTATTTTTTGAGAGATTCGTCTCTAAAAGCAGAGCCAGAAAAATTGAGCATAATGGAGAAGTCTTTCTTGACGGCTCTCTACTTGCTGACATTGATAACGATATTTCTTATGATAGGAGGATTGAAGTTATTAAGTATATTGAAGATAAATACGAAGGGAAAACCTCCAAAATTCTAACACTTAATACATTAAGTTCTAAACTTTGTATGAAAGAGTGCGGCAAGATTGTTGGTGAACTTTCTGAAATGGAGGTAAACCAAATTAGCGATACCATACCAAAACATTTTGGCAAGGTTGCTAAGTTAGACGTAGCATACGAAGAGAGTGAAGCCTTTAGAAAATTTGCGGACAAGGATAAAAAATCTTATAAAATAGCAAAAACCTTAGAAGGTTTAATTAAAAATACAGGAGTTCACCCTTCTGGAATATCTATTAGTTATTATAATCAAGAGGATATAATGCCTCTGCAAAAAACTAATGACGGAGCTTTGGTTTCTGGTTATGATATGGATGACGTTGCCAGCCTTAGCGTTAAGTTCGATATACTTGGACTGAGGACTCTTTCAGTTGTTCATGACACATGTAGTCAAATTGGTATTAAAGCCTCTGATATTGATCCTAGCGACAAAAGCATCTATGCTGCGCTAGCTTGTCTTCAACAACCCAAGGGTTTATTCCAGATTGAGGCAGAAACAAACTTTAAGGTCTGTAAACAAGTAGCCCCAAGAAATCTAGAACAACTTTCAGCTGTAGTTGCTATAGCAAGACCTGGAGCTCTAGACTTTAAGGATATGTATGCCGATTATGTTAGAACTGGCGATTTTAATTGTGTTCATGAGTTCTTTGATGACATACTTAGCTACACTGGCGGTATTCCTCTTTATCAAGAGCAGTTAATGAAGATGGCTGTTAAGGTTGGCTTTAGTTTAGACGAGTCGGAGCAACTTAGAAGAATTGTTGGAAAGAAAAAAGTGGAAGACATGCCAGCTTGGAAAGCTAAGATCGAAGATAAAATTAAAGAGAAAAATTTAGACCCTGTTATTGGGGAGGTTTTATGGAAGGTCGCGGAGGATTCGGCCAACTATTCCTTTAATAAGTCTCACAGTATATCCTATGCATACTTAGCGGCAATCACGGTTTATTTAAAATTCAATCATCCACAAGAATTTTTCTTGAGTTTGTTGAAAATGTCTAGGTTTGAACCAAATGCTCATGAAGAAATTGCTAAGATATCCCAAGAACTTTCATTCTTTGATATTCAACTTCTTCCTCCAGATTTAAACTTATCTGATTTTGACTTTAAGGTCGAAGGTAAAAACATTAGATACGGACTTAACTCTATAAAAGGTGTTTCTGAAAAAGTTATAGAATCACTGATTGAATTCAGAGAAAGCAGCTTTGAAAACAAATATGATGTGTTTATAGCAGCTAAAGATTGCGGCGTTAATATAGGTACAATGTCAGCTTTTGTTCAGGCTGGGTTACTTGATTCTTTTGTTTCCTCAGATCGTTGTCGTTTAGTTCTAGAGGCTCAGAGTTTTAATATACTAACAGACAGAGAAAAAAGAAACATAATAGAACTAGGGCCGAAATTCGATTACGACATACTAAAAACGATTCATAATTGCAGAAGCGAAAACACACCAGCTGACGACGGAAGAGTTCTCTTTGCGGACAGAAGATTCGGTACTTTTAAAAAGAAGTATGACCAGTATAAGAATATTTACGAATTAAACTCTAGCCACATTAAATTTGCTAATTGGTATTTCGAGACCAAACTTCTTGGTTATAGTTATTCATACAACATCAGAGAAATATTTACCAGTGGTGATGCTGCATCATTTAAAACCTCAAATGAGGTTAGAAACTCTCCAGAGAGAGGTCGTATTAAGTTTGTTGGTGAGGTTACTGATGTGACCAAGAGGACCAGTAGGAGCGGAAACAAGTATGCAAGAATAGAAATGCAGGACGAGTTAGGTTCTGTTTGTGGATTATTTTTAGACTCAAGTAGAGAAGAAAGGTTGACAGATTATTTAAACTCTGGTAAAAAGTTACCCAAGAAAGGAGAGGTTGCCATAATAATTGGTAGTGTTGGTGAAGATGTTATCTTTGTTGATAAGGTTGAGACAATACAGGAGAAAATCTATATGAAACTTTCAGAACTAAAATGAGTGTATATAACAACGTGATATTTAAAGAATATAATCTTACCCCGAGAGCAAAGAAAGCCTACACGGACGCCTTTGAAAAATCTAAAGACTTAAACCATAACAACGTTAACAATCTTCATGTTTTTTATGGCTGCCTAAAGAACATGTCTGATGAGATGGGGAACCTTATTACCAAGCTTGGTTGTATTGTTGGTTTCAAAGATATTGCAGAGCGTCTTCAAGAAGACGCTGGAAGCATGGCAGATAAATTTTTCACATCTAAAAATTCGGACCCTTGGCACGGTGAGGTCTCAAAAGTTGTAAAAGAAGCTAATAATATAGCCACAGACTTAAACCAACATTATGTAGGTATAGAACATATCATCTTATCTATGATTGATTTTTCTCCTTATGTTTTTGATGGAGTTGTTGATGACCTTCATTGGTTCCGTTCAGAGGTAAAACTATTTATTGAAGGAGAAGATACTTCCACAGTGATGGGTGTAGATGAACAAGATGATGGTTTCTTTGATTTTATCGACGCCGTTTCTGAAAAAGCAGATGCGTCAGAAGCGGGAGGATTAAGTTCAGATTTATCATTTGCTCTAAATTTAAATGATGTCTGTATTGAGGGTAACCTCGCAGATGTTTACGGGCGAGATGACGAAGTTTCTTTGTTGATAGAAACTATATCCAAGAAAAACAAATGCAATGCCATCCTCACTGGAGAAGCTGGTGTTGGTAAAACTGCTGTTGTTGAGTCCTTGGTTCAAAGAATTGTTAGCGGTCATGTTCCCACAAACCTAATTGGTAGTCAAATATTCAATATTGACATCGGAGGTATGCTTGCTGGCACCCAATACAGAGGGCAGTTTGAGCAGAAGTTTAAATCCCTACTCGATTCTGCAAAAAACACACCTGGAATGATTCTGTTTTTTGACGAAATACATACTATTTTTGGTGCTGGCGGAAACCAAGAAGGAAGTATAGATGTAGCTAACATGCTCAAACCCTTACTCGCCAGAGGTGAAATCACCTGTATAGGTGCTACAACATCCTCTGAGTATGAAAAAATATTCAAGAAGGATAGTGCAATGAAGCGTAGATTTTTCAATATAGATATTGAAGAACCTAGTGCGGAAGAAACTAAAAAAATACTTTATAATTGTAAGGGTAAGTATGAAGAATTTCACAATGTAAAATTTTCCAAGTCAATCATAGATTGCGTTGTAGATCTATCTAGCAAACTTATTAGCAACAAGAGGTTTCCAGATAAAGCTTTCGACATTATAGATCAGGTTGGCTCAAGAATTAAAATTAAAAATTCAAAACCTGGCACTGAAATTTTAGACTCACATAAAAGCTTCGTTAATTTTTTAGCTCAAAGCTCTGAAAACGATATAGATGAGGTCAAAGAAAAATTCTCTGAATTCCTTGAAGATTTAAGCAACATTAACAGTAGTCCAGATAATTTACCAGCGAGAGTTAAGAAGGACGATATTATAGAGATAGTTTCTGAACATAGTAACGTATCTTTTGATCAAGTTAAACAAAGTGGGAAAGGTTTTTCTTCTTTCTTGAGAAGAATGGAGGCTGAAGTTTTTGGTCAAGAAGAATCTTTATTAAAGATTAACGATTTACTTTCTTGCGCCAAGGTTGGCTTAACCGAAAGCAACAAACCCCTTGCCAGTATGTTTTTTGTTGGTCCAACCAGTGTCGGTAAAACTTATGCAGCAAAAAAAATTGCCAAAAACTTTTTCGGTAATGAAAGGGCTTTATTGCAAATCAATATGGGTGAGCTCTACGATAAGACTGGCATTAGCAAACTCATTGGTTCTAATTCTGGCTATGTAGGTTACGAAGAAGGAGGAATGCTTACTAAGTTCGTGAAAGACAACCCTAATTGTGTTGTTCTTTTTGATGAAGTAGAAAAAGCAGACCCCCAGATACTTAATTTACTATTACACCTTCTCGATGAAGGTTACATAGAAGACAATAAGCACCAAAAAGTAGACTTTTCCAAATCTATTATTGTCCTAACAAGCAATATAGGTCATAGCAACTTCTCTAAAAAAAGCATGGGTTTTGTTCAGGAAGAGGTGAAGAGAGAGGAATCTTATAAGGACTCAGTAAAGAAAAAACTCAAGCCCGAGCTTTTAGCTAGGATTAACGAGGTTATAGTTTTTGAAGATTTAACGGACCCTGTTGTCAGGAAAATCATAAACTTTGAAATTAATGAGATCAAACAGAAACTATCTAAGAACAATGTAGTTTTAAAAGTTAAAAAAGAATCTTTAGATTGTATTTTTGATGATATTAAATCTAAAAAGCTACACGCTAGAGATGTTAAAAATTATATACGCGAAAAAATCCAAGTCCCGATGGCTAAAATGCTTATTCATAACTCAAAAAAATCAGAAATAATAATGAAAAGTGTTGACAACAATATAAAGTTCGGCTAATATATTTACATATGACAAAAACTAAACAAAATAAAATCAT